CCCGCTTCAACGTCCGTACTAAACCAAATCCAATTTCCCCCAAATACGGCGCAGATTTCTGGCAACGACACGTCTAGCTACGGCTCTATAGCTATTCGTGGCGCTAGGAACGGCTGGTACGGTATACACATCCAAGGCGGTGGAAACGCACCGCACTTAATGTTTGACGGCTCAGCTAATGGCGGTATTTACTTTGAAGGTGGAGGACGTTGGGCGTCTTATTATAGTTATGCTGCTAACTGCTGGGGCTTTGGTACATCGGCTACTTCAAGTGCATATAATATCTATTGCCCTACCGGCGTGTACTCAGGCGGTCGTGTTGACGGCACTATCTTCTACGATAGCAACAACAGTGCTTATTACGCCGATCCGAGCGGCACATCAGCGTTATCTACCGTTACGTTTGGGTCATCCCCCAATGGCGGTGGTGGCGGAGGTCGGATTACCCCGTCTACTGGTTCGCCCTATTCAATCCGGCAAGAGTTCGGTTCAGACAACAGCGGTTGGCGTTATGGCATCGCTAAGAACGTCAGTGGCACAGTCACCATTATGTTCTACGTTCAGGACAATGGTGACTGCGTTGCAACCGGCAACGTCACTGCATATTCCGACGTCCGTCTTAAGGCCAACATCGAGACAATCCCAAGCGCGCTGGACAAACTCGACCAGATACGCGGCGTCACATACACCCGCACGGACATGGACGACAAAGAGCGTCGGTATGCTGGTGTCATCGCGCAGGAAATCGAAGCGGTTCTGCCAGAGGCAGTTGGCGGTGATGAAGACATCAAGACCGTTGATTACAACGCGACTATCGCGCTGCTAATTCAGGCTGTAAAAGAACTCACAGATAAGGTAAAAGCGTTAGAAGCAAAGGAATAGTAATATGGCACTTACGTACACTTGGGCGGTAACGTCCCTGAAGAAAACCACAGACGGCAGCGTAGACAACTTTGTCGTTCAATCCACATGGACCTGCACTGGCACGGACGAAGACGGCGACAGCGGTACCTTTAATGGTGCAACGCCATTCCCGTTGGACAGCCTCGATCCTGCCACGTTCATTCCCTATGAAGACTTGACAGAAGCCGATGTCCTTGGTTGGATAGAAGCCGTTGTTGTCGGTTCTTACAAGGATCACGTCGATGAGCAAATCAACAAGCAGATTGCGCTAATCAAAGACCCAGTAGTGGACGTCCCTAATGGCGATTTCCCGTGGGAAGAACCAACCCCGACACCAACACCACCAGCTAGTTAAATCAAAGGAGACAGACTATGAATAAAGAACTAGACCACCTCGACGTAGACAATCAAGCCGCACCGCAGGAGCCGGTTGTAAAGTTGGACCTATTGGTCAACGACGTGAACCTCGTCCTCGCCGCATTGCAGGAGCTGCCGCACAAGGTATCTGACCCGCTGCTGCGCAAGATCATGGGCCAAGCAAACGCCCAGCTTGCTCCGAACGCCGCGTAACATGATTGAGGAACTCATCAGCCGCGTGTTCTACGCACGCAACGTGGCGCACTTTGAGCACTGGCGCGCCAAGGGTGATGGCAGTTTCGCAAAGCATATGGCACTGGGCGGCTTCTACGACGACGTAATCGACGCAATCGACCGTCTCGTAGAAGCCTACCAAGGCGCGTTCAGTCTCATCGGGAACATACCAGCCCCGAAGGTGACTGAGCGTGACGTGCTGAAGCTCCTAGAGGCTGATGCGGACTGGATCGAGGAGAACCACGAGGCCGTCTGCAAGGGCAACCGCGCAGTGGCCAACTTGGTCGATGGCGTCACAGAAGTGTATCTGACCGCCATATATAAGCTGCGGAACCTGAAATAATGGACTTTGACATCAACACCATTGTCACCGTGCTGGCCTTCATCGGCGGCCTCATAACGGTCTGGGTCAACCTCAACAACAGGCTTACCCTCATGGAGGCGCGCCTTGGCTTTGGTGAAGAGAGGTTCAACGCCATTGACAAGAAGTTCGACGAGGTGATGACGCACCTTCGCCGGATCGAAGATAAATTGGATAACAAGGCGGATCGGTGATGAAGTGGTTTTTGCTACCCCTCGCGGCGTTGGCCCTAATGGGCTGCGAAGACCGCTATCGGTACGACTGTCAAGATCCCGCGAACTGGCAGGATGAACTCTGCAAGAAGCCTCGCTGCATTGCGATGGGCTACTGCACTGAGTGGTTAATAGATACGGGTGAAGAAGAGAATGAAGCCGAGAAGTGAATGGTCGCCAGAGGAACTGCTACGTTTCATTGTCGGCATTGTGTTATCACTGACGCTCACGTTCATCGTGGCGACCGTGCTATATTCGCTGGTGTTTGTATCGCAGCCGATGGAGGGGCAGTCCCCGAATGACGCTGAGTTTTTTAAGCTGATTAACCCGATAGCGACTTTTATCGTCGGGGCATTGGCAGGACTTATGGCAGGGCAGGGCAGCGGCTCAATGACGTCGAAGCCTCCAGAGAAGATCGAAGGAGAAGAAGATGAGCTTCCTAAATAGTTTTGAAAGCAGGCAAGATGGCGTGAACGACACCGTCGAGTTTGTTATCCGCGTGGCAATCGTCACGCTGTCGGCAGTTATCCTCGTGGTCGTACTGGCGCTGGCCGTTGGCCTATTCGTATCAAACGACGTTGTGGACAGCACTGCTATCCTTGAGATGGTAAACCCTGCGTTCCAGACGATCATCGGCGCGCTTGTCGGGCTGCTCGGCGGCCTGAGCCTTAACGCCAATGCACGGGACAAAGAGCCTGAGCCAGAAGCGCCGCTTGAACTGACACCAGAAATGCAACCAGAAGCACCTAAGCCATTCAGCGACCCGCAGGGCACTGTCTTCATTGACGAGCCTGAAGTGGACGACGAAGACGATATGGAGCCGTGGGAAAAGTATCGCAACGACCTGCGCTATGACGCCAATGGCGACGGCGTGGTCGATGAGGCTGACTTCCCCGACTGGCGCTCTGCGGGTCGGTAATGGCAGGCGAACTCTCCACCGTTGAGATGATCGGCCAGCTTTGGCCTATCGTTCTCGCGTTCATCACGCTGACGATTATCCTCGCCAAGATGGATGTGCGGCTTGGCGTGGTTGAGGAAAAGATCAAGACGCTCTTTGAGCTTTGGAACAAGGATAAAGACAAGTGAGCCTTATAAACCTTCAAAGTAAATGTGGCTGCCATGCAGATGGTGCCTTCGGCCCCGGCACGCTCAAGGCTGCCTGCGCGCACTTCAAGCTCAACAAGAACCGCGCCGCACACTTCTTCGCCCAGACGGCGCATGAGAGCGGCAACTTCAAGGCGTTTAGCGAGAACCTGAACTACGGCGCGAAGGGTCTGCGCGGCATCTTCGGGAAGTACTTCCCGACCGACGCGCTTGCCCGCGCCTATGAGCGTCAGCCGCAGAAGATTGCCAACCGCGTCTACGCTAACCGCATGGGCAACGGCGACGAAGCGTCAGGCGAGGGCTGGAAATACCGGGGCAGGGGTCCGCTCCAACTCACCGGGAAGAACAACTACCGCGCGTTCGGCAAGTACATCGGGCGCGAACAAGAGGTGTTAGACAACCCAGACATCGTCGCTAACGAACTCGGCTTCGAAAGCGCGTTGTGGTTCTTTGACGCAAACAAGCTGTGGTCGATCTGCGATCAGGGCATCAACGACGCTGCCATTCTGCAACTCACCAAGCGGATCAACGGGGGCACACACGGCCTCGACGACCGCAAAGCCAAGACCAAGAAATACGCTGCTTGGTTATAAGGAGAACGATTATGAACTTGAAGAAACTTATCCAGAAAGAAGCCGAGAAGGCGATCCTCAACAAAGCCGTAGGCAAGATCCTGCCGATGGACGGCGAAGCTAAACCACTTGTCGGCAAGAAAGCCAAGATTGCTGGCGGCCTCGCGCTCGTCGGCACGCTCGCCACTCTGCTTTCACAATACCTCGCTGGGTGAACAATATCTTCGACAGTCGCAGCGAAGGCTGTTATTATGCGCTAAATCTGATATAGGGGCACGTTATGGCCACTGCGATGACATTCACGACGTTGAAACAAGACGTGCAGCGCTACCTTGAGCGTGGCAACACGCTTGCGTCCGACCCGATTGTCTTTGAGCAAATCCCTCGTCTAATCAATCTCGCAGAGCGTCGCATCGCCCGCGAGCTTAAAGTCGAGGGCTTCATCAACGTCGTGACTGGCACGCTCTCTGCGGGCCAGTCCGTCTACCCCAAGCCTGATCGCTGGCGCGACACGGTGTCGATTAACATCGGCACTGGCACAACAGGAAACGACCGCAAAATCCTGTTCTCCCGCGTCTATGAATATCTGCGGTCCTATTGGCCGAACG